ATGTTTTGTCTTTCACATCGAAAGTAAAACTTCTCAAGGATTATCCCCTCCATATCAGTTAGATACCGCTACTAAAGTAATAGTATCCAACACATTTGCGTTATTCACTACTTCGCTTGCGGTTTGTGTTACATATCCATCTTTTGCTATCAAACAACCATACGTACCATTTGTTAAGTTTGTAAATGTTGCCACACCGTCTGCTAAAGTTTCCACAGTTTTATCGTTCAAGTACACTATTGCACCCTCAACTGCTGCTGCCAACTCGTCCTGAATTGTCAAAACTGCACTGTAAACGTTTGAACTGCTTGTTAAAGTCGGTTGCCCTGTTACTTTAATTGTTGCGGTAAACTCGATTTTATCGTCATGTGGTGCATCTGTTGAGATACCTTTCACGTACCCATTAAACGACCAGACCCCTCCCCCATTAGGAAATTCAATTGTCATCGCAACAGTTGTCCCGCTGTCAAATAATGTTTTTAAAGCAACCTGACTACTGTCACTTGCAAAATTACCCTCTAACGATACTTCTCCGCCATCCTTCAACCCTTGAACGTATTGACGATAACCGTTTGCCGAACTGTGTGTCGTTAAATCAACGTCGTCTGCTTCTAGTTCTAATCCTGCGATATCTAGCAACTCGGCAATAGGTGTTAAGACGTTACTTACTGTTGCCGAAAAGATTGTACCGTACCCAAAAATACCTGCCATTTTAAACCTCCCTATAATTCACACGATAATCACTTGCACACTTGTATACCTCTGTCTCGCCGTCGTATAGATCAACAGTTGTCTCAAGAAATATTCCTGTTATATCTTGATTTTTGTAAGCGTCCAATGTTACAAAAACTAAATCTTGCGTATCTTTCGCTTCTGCGTATGTTTTTCCCCACGTTGATATCTGCATCATTAATTGTTTGACGTTACTATTTCCATCATGGTTATACTGTTCGCTTGCGGATATTACGTTGTATGTTATAGATGGATAAATTTTTTGGTGCAAAATAGGGCTAGTGGGTGCTATATTTTCAATCAAATCAAATACTTTTTTTTCAATCATAATCCACTCAACCCCTTTAGTCCTGCTATCAAAATTTCTCTTATCTTTTTCTCGTTAGCATACAAACTTGGTCGCAAATATCCTTGAGGCGCTTTTTTCGATCCGCCATATTCAATCTTTGCGGCATAAACAACGTTTGTTCCAACATATACCTTATCCCCTTCGATCCTGTGTGTGATGGACGCTTTCAAACGTCCAGTATCGACTGGCACTATTTTTGTTGCCCCACCTTCGACAATCAATGCTGCCTTTAATAACGCCTTTTCTTTCTCTTCTTGGATCATCTTAATGGCGTCGGGAATCCTATTCTTTTTTAATTTCATTTGATCACTTCCAAATCAATTTGGTAAAAACTGTTAAAAGTCATAGGATTGGAAACAAAAACAACATCGTATTCTGTATTTTCGTATTTTATCTTGTCGTTCTCTGTAATATCATCGTCGTGTGTATATACTCTGTGTGTGGATATTTGATGTTCTGCACCAGATACAAAACGTTCGTTTCCTCGTAACGGTCTTAATCTACCAGTGATATCACGGTCTTTTGTCCACGTTTCTATATCTGCACCATAATCGTCTTTACTTGTTGTTTTGGTGTAAACTTCTATTCCTTCTACAAAATAATTCTCGATTCCCTCTAACACCGTTTACCACCTCAAACATCTATATCGACCTAAAAAGCGTTCTGCAATTGCGGGCAAACTGTTCTCACTGGCTGTCCCGTAACTGACTGAATAATCTCCTAAACTTTCAGACGTTTTCCCGTCATTATTTATCCTTGTTGTTGCTTGATCTAAAAATAAATCAAGTTCGGGTGCATCTCTCACGTCATCGTTATTTGACCATCCTACCGCCCACTCGGTTAACTTCTGTCTTAAAAGATAATCAACCATTATGCACCGCCTGTCTCTTCATACCAAAACGCCGACATTGTGACGTTTGCTGCTGTATCACTACCAACCTTTTTTATATCGATAATGTAGTAACTATTAGGTTTCATCACAAACTCTTGATTCTCACCCATGGAGGTTTCACCAATAGATGTAAATTGATTCGTTGCGCTACCCTGAACAATTCCAACAAACCAATCCTCACCACTTTTCGCGTTGTTGTATGTTGCTGTCTTAGTCACAACAACTCCTGAGGCTAGACCGTACTCGTTCATATTGTGTGGCCCTGTCACATCTGCGGACGTTGATCCCGCTGAATTAATATCTATAGGATTGGTAACAGTGGATCTGCGTATTGCAAACCTTACTGTTCCTCCCGCTGCACTCATTTTTAGATTCTTAAAGTGTAAATATTTTAAGGCTGGTGTTTTTATTGCATATTGACTGTTACTTACTGTTGCCTGCTCTATAAACATTATGTATCCTAACTTTTCGTGTATATAAGCATGATCGGTATTAATTACTCTTTTTGCCAATGTTAGTCTTTCGTTCTCGAACTCTGCTAATTGCGTTGTTCTGGACTGACTCATCTACTATCACCTCCTCATCATATCGATAATATTGTTTTAATATCTCGATCTCTCTTGGATTTTCTGTTTCATATACCCCGTCCGAAAAGGCGCATAACGCCTTTCGTTCGGAATTATCCCAAAATATTTCAGCGGGAACGTTGGAATAAAATTTCATTTATTGCACCCTCCTACGCTGCTGGAATTGCTGTGTAATAAATGTAAACGTAACCTGCTAAAGAGGCGGCGTTTGCTATTTTGATTGTTCCCGTTACAAATTTACCTGCATCAACTCGCTGTTTTGTTTTTCCATTAGTACCGGCGTCGCTTAAGTTGTCATAAACTGCTTGAGCGTTGGCGTCAATACCATCCAGCAAATTATCTGACTCTGTTACCGCTGTTGCCGCTGATCCAATATTTAAAACGGACGTCGCTGTCCCTCCCGCTGCTGTAATATCCACAAGTACTCTATGTACTATTGCATCTGTCGCCTCTTCGTTCTCCCATGCAAAAGCAACCGCATTGGCGTTACCCGCTGTTAACTCAACGACCGCAACGTGCATAAATTGTGGTGATATCTTCGGACTTGTCACATTACCATTCAAAATTTTCACTGTAGTTACTGAATCACTTGCTAGTTTTCCAGCTGTTACATTTGCATCTGTAATTTTAGCGGTCGTAACCGCACTCGCTGCTAATTTGTCGGTTGTAACATTCAAATCTGCAATCTTAGTTGTTGTCACATTAGCGTTTAGTATTTTTACGGTAGTAACCGCATCGGCTGCCAACTTATCGGCTGTTACATTGGCATTTAGTATTTTAGCTGTAGTCACCGCGTCACTCGCTAATTTATCCGCTGTCACGTTGGCGTCTGTAATTTTAGCGGTAGTAACCTGAGCATCTGCAATTTTGATTGTAGTCACTGAATCGGTTGCTAATTTGTCCGCTGTAACATTAGCGTTCAAAATCTTAGCTGTTGTAACCGCGTCACTTCCTAATTTTGCTGCTGTTACATTTGAGTTTAGTATTTTTGCGGTTGTAACCGCGTCACTTCCTAACTCGGTTGCTGTTACCGCTCCCGCTGCTAGTTTTCCTGTAGTTACATTCCCGTCTAATATTTTCACTGTAGTTACGGCGTCGCTTGCTAGTTTGTCTGCGGTTACGTTAGCATTCAAAATCTTGACTGTAGTTACGGCGTTGCTTGCCAGTTTTCCCGCTGTGACATTAGCATCAAGAATTTTGACTGTAGTCACTGCATCACTATCTAGTTTTGCTGCGGTCACGTTACCATCAAGAATTTTTACGGTAGTCACCGCGTCGCTTGCTAATTTTGCGGCGGTAACTGCCCCATCTACAATCTTTGCCTCATTGACACTATTATTAGCTACTACGGCGGATGCTGACAAGGATTTGCTATTAATTCCATCATGGTCGTGTCCGTCGGTGGTATCTAATAAATCTGTGAATACTTTTCGCAACTCTGGTTCACGTAATGTATTAATTTCTATTGTTGCCATGTTATTTTCACCTCCTTTTTAATTAAGATGTTGCTAAACTAGTAATTGATCCGTGTGCAAAAGCTGGGCCATGATCTAATCCAAATTTACCGTATATTTGACCGTTCTCACTTGCACCTGTCTTAGATAAATCTTCGTAAAAGAAATTACCTTTGCCTGGTACGGGTTGGAATACTGGTGCTACAACAGACATATCCACAAGCAATAAACTTGATGTAGGCATAAATCTGTGTGCTGGGGCAATACCAATATTTCCGAAATCTGTTTCAATTTGCTTAATATTTACACCACCGACATTTATGGATTCTGGTGCATACCCGTAAATATCGCTAATTTTTTGTTTTTGGAATCCATTCACAAAAATAACTGGTTTCATGAACATTGCACCCGCTGTAAACATAGTCCTAAATAATTGTTGTAATAACTCTTTAGATAATGTTGCAGCTGCTGCGTTGATGGTTGTACCACCACTTAGTGAAGTTGTTGCAATTAGACCACGTGTTTTGTTGGCAACGTCGGATGCTGTAGAAATTTGATAAACACCGTTTAGAATAGTGTTTTCAATATTCCTTGCAATAATTTTGAGGTTGTAATCTATCTGCCACGCTAATTCATCGGATATGTTGTTAACCTGTCCCTGTGTATTAATCCCAATTAGTCTTCCAGCATTGGATAATTTTTCATAAGATAAAGAAACTGCTTGCTGGAATATCTGTGCAACGTTCTTTATTTGAGTTCTTACCGCTGCTGTTGCACTTGGGGCTGTTAATGATGTATCCTCTGTAATGGCAGGTTGTGTCACGGCTGGGAAATCGTATTCAGACGAACAAGGAAATTCAAAATTCTGTGTTTGCATTCCTCCGCCTGTTAATCCACCTAACATTGTCAATATAGGGGTATTAATAGCATCAGCTGTGTATAATTCACCTGCATAATTAGGTAAATTCCAATTAGTTCCTTGTCCTGTGATTTGTGCCATTTTCTAATCCTCCGTTTTAAATATATTCACCTTGCTTAAACGCTTCTTGCTTAATTTTTATAGCGTCTAAAGTTTTACCGTTCCGTAACGCTTCGTCGTATTTAGTCCTATATGTTGTAGTTGGTGCATTGACTCCTTTGGTTATATCTGTCCCGCTGATTTTTATTTCACCAAAAAGTGACTTTCTTTCACTCCTCATAGGTTCGATGAGTTTGTCAAAATTTGAAATCTTATCACCATCTAACTCTATTTCATCGTAATTAAATTTGTCTAACAATAAATCAATCGTGTCTGGATTAGCTCGGGCATCTCTCAAACCTTTTTCAACCGCTTGACGTTTTTTTAGAATCAAAACTCTATTATCTGTCTCGGTTTTAAAGTTTTCGAAATCTGTTTTTATTTGTTCCAGTTTTGTTTTCAATTCTTCTCGCTCACTCTCAACTTTCGGTAAATTGTTAACGGTTTCTTCAAACTTGCTATTTACCGTTTCTAATTCTGTTGTTTTCTCTTTTAATTTTTCCGACTGTTCATTGAAAACATGTTTAGGAACAAAATGTTTTGCTAATTCCTTACAAATTGCATCTTTTTTGTCTGTTAATTCTGTATTATTGAGTATTTCATCCAACCATTCCATTTCAATACCTCTGCTATTATTAAGTTTTTATAGCGGTCTTTCCGCTCTAATAGTTACGTTTCTTTTTGGCGTAACCTTTAAAAACGCCGTTTCACTGTATTCTATCCTTATACCACCCCTCGTAATTTACAAACTTTTCAGTGGTGGTTTTAGGTTCGTAATCGTCTACTATTGATACTAAACTACAACGACAATTAATATCGTCTGCTGTCGATCCCATTTGTCCCGGCCCCATTCCTCGTGCTCCTGTACTTGACTGAAAAAGAGC